CGCTGCTGTATTTAATTCTTTAAGCGAAGATTTGGGAGGATTCAGAGAAAAAATAATGCCTGGAGCTTTTGATGAAGTCTTAAAAAATGATGTAAGAGCGTATTTTAATCACGACCCGAATTTTTTACTTGGGAGAACAAGTGCTGGAACATTGAGACTTTCAGTAGATGAAAAGGGATTGAGATATGAACTTGATGTTCCAAATACAACAGCTGGAAGAGATTTAAAAGAAAATTTGAGGCTTGGAAATATTACTCAATCCAGCTTTGCTTTTACGATTGGAAGAGATGGAGACTCCTGGGAAAGAAATGAAGATGGTGCAGATATAAGAATCATCAACAAGGTCAATCGCCTTTATGATGTAAGTCCAGTTAGTCTCCCAGCATATCCTAGTGCAAATGATTTAGCTCTTGCTCAGAGGTCAAATTTTTTGGATAAGGAAAAAACAAGAAAAGAAGATGAACAAAACTATGAATCAAACTCGTTATTGAATTTAAAAATTAATTTATTAAAAAGAAAAGTAAAATGAAAAAGTCATTAGAATTAAAAGAAACTCGTTCTGGACTTGTTGAAACTTTAGAAGCTATCAAAAATGTTGCTGAAGGAGAGTCAAGAAATCTAAATGAGGCTGAATCAATCGAAGTGGACAACACTTTAGATAAGATTGATGCTCTTGATGCTCAAATAAAAAGAGCTGAGAGATTAGAAAATGAATTGAAAGTTGCTGCTTCTGTAAGCGGTGGTTCTTTAGGAACAAACAATTCAAAAGAATTAAGAGATTACTCTTTCCAAGATGCTATGAAAGCAGCAGTGACTGGAAATGTTGAAG